CTTAGGGCAGACCTTGCTCGCTTTGAGAAAGGCGTGGCTACTTATTGTCCTGTGCCTCTTACTCAGGGACAGTTTGACGCACTGGTATCATTTTCTTTCAATGTAGGACTTGGCACTCTCCAGAGTTCAACCCTGCGCCAAAAGGTACTTAGGGGTGACATGGAGGGTGCTTCAGAGGAACTTTTGAAATATTGCATGGCTGGCGGCAAAGTTCTCAAAGGCTTACAAAAGCGCAGAATTGACGAAAGAGCCTTATTTTTGAGTTGAGTTCTCTCGCAAATGTTTGCCTGTCAAACGCATAATCCAGCAAGATTGACAAATCCATTTATGCCCCATATCAATGCCACCTTCTGGTGGTTTGACCACATCACATTTATTACAAGTTCGTAATCTGTGAACAGGCTGATTGCCGCCTAATTCAATTGGGTACATTGCCATTCTCTTTCGCTTCTACCTGAGTTGGATTTGACTGTGTTGCCTGTAAGTTCAATCAAACCCATCATTTTCATTTCATTCAAGCGTCTAGCAACTTGATTGCTATCCAAGTTAGTGTGAGCTGATATGCCATCTTTACCCAAAGCACCGTGTATTTGAAGGCACTCAAAGATTGCTTGGTGGTGCTGGGTAGCGGATTCTTTGATTGAATCTGCTGCTTGAAATGATGTGAGTGGGTCATTGGTTCTGACTCTGGGGAATTCTGGTATGGCGAAAATCTTTTTAAATGCATCTTTATAGTCCATGATTAATCCTTAAAGGTGGGGTACTTACCATTCGTCCGCAAGCAAAATTGCATGGCTTTCCCCCGTTACTCAAAATGGTATATCGTCTTCGTCTTTTGGCAAACCTTGATAACCCTCTTTAGGTTTTGGGGTATTCATGTATGCCCAGCCATTCCAGCCGCCATCAAGCAGTGGGATGTTGTCAAGTTTGAGCATCGGACCATTTTTGGTTTCAATGACCGAACCAATGGTTTGATAGCGTGATTTTTCTTGACCATCTTTGTTGGTGTACTTACCTGACACAATGGTAATTTCGTAGAGTTTTTTAGACATTTTTTAAATCCATAAGTTGAGCAATTTTTATATCAAGTTCATTCAAGAATTTGACCACTTCATCTTCCATTTGCTTGATGAATTCTTTATCCCGTGGGACTCGTTTCACAAACAATTGAAGTTCATTGGGTAGGCGATTGTCAAAGCTGACGAAATCACACCACTGTCGCCCTGTGCAAGCCATTTGAAACTGCATCTGGGTGTTGTACTTGCCTGGCACTGATTGACTAAGCAAAGTCTCAATGTGCGTGGCTGTGTTGGGGCATTTGATTTCTAATAAACCATCATCACCAACCAAGCCATCAGGAGAAGCACCAGCCATGACGATTGAGGGATGTGGGACAAACCCGACTTCATCAACCAAAATATCTTGAAAAGCCTCATAAGCTGCCCTAGCAAGTGGTTCTGTGTCTGTGCCATGTTGCATTGCAGCATTGCTAAAACTCTCACCTTTTTGACCCGTCAGGCGTTCACATACCAATTGAGCCATGTAGTTGTCTCTGGTCGCTGAATAACCTGTCTTTGTCTTGGCAATCACATCAGCCACTCGGGATGCGGTGACTTTGCCAATACGAATGGTGAACCACTCCTCTGTGCCTTGCTCCATCATTTCAATCATGATTTCATACTCCTTACAAAATCGGCAAAAATTGCAGATGTAATGCCATATGGCAGAACGGCTAATTTTTTAGCTACCTCCTCAAGCACTGCGTTGCGTTGTGAGGGAGAAACAAAAATATCAAAGTGATATGGTTGGCCTTCTATCTCTTGACCTAATCGTTGAATTTCATACATAGCACTTTCTCGTTTGATACGCTCAAACTCATAATCTTCGTCTGTTTTCATAATTTAGCCTTTACTTTGTCTTTGGCTGAAATAACTTTCTTTTGCCATTCAGAATCACCATTGCAAGCGGCATAAGCGGCTTTGTAGGCGTTTTTCAAGCTGTCTTGATCGGTAGATGCCTCGATAGCCGCCAAGTGATCTACAAGGGCGTTTTCATTGACTTGAGGTCTACGGCTGGCTGTGTTGCCATCGTCATCCTCTGGTGCTATGCCGCAAGCCGCCATCAGGGAATATCTACGGGCATAAGTCAAAGCAGAACCGAAACCTTGGGCATCGTGTTTATTCGCTGGAACAAAGAGTTGCCCACAATTTAGGGATTCGCCAGATTCGTGCAAAAAGATGGTTTCTACAATCACACCATCAGGCGATGGTTGGTTTTGTTGAATCAAAGCAATACCATTGTTGTTTAGAGAATCAACGACTGCCTCAACACAAGCCGCCAAGTCTGCATAGCGTGATTTGAAGTGTGGGTTTGTTGAGGATTTAAGAGCTGGACCAAAAGCTTGTTGTGCTTTCACCAATGCAGTTGCGAGATTTTTCATTCTTGTTCCTTTGAAAGTTCGATTTGAATTTGTTTAAGTTCGTCTGAAGTGATATTAATTAAGTAGCAAAGACTACGAATCTTGCCTTGAAGCATCCCGACTTGATAAGCCAAGCGATCTCTTGGGTCTTGACCTTCGTAGATTGAGGCGGCATTTTGTGCAATTTGATTGATGATGTAATCAGCGTTCATGATTCAAGTCTCCCAACTTGTTTAGCAACTAACCATTTGTCACCCAGCTTGCGCACAGATCGCACCCATTGACGTTGATATGAGCGAATGGTGGTCTGTGGCGCATCGTATGAAGCAAAGATGCGTCTAACGTGTTTAAGAAGTCGTGTGTTCATGTTCAACCCCTCCAAGCCAAAAGAACACCCCAGCCACCAAAAATAACAATGGCAAGAGTCCATTCAATCAAAGCGGTGATGATTTTAGATTTCATTGCGGTCTTTCTGAAGTTGAGCAAAGTTGGATTTGACTTCTTGCATGAGGCGTTTGTATTCGTCATTAGGAATGTCGTATGTGATGTGCTTGCCTTGGGCATCAAATACAAACACATCAAACATTTCCGCATAGTCATAATCGTGTGGTTGATTGATTTCTGCGGGTAAGTAGTCATAACCAACCTTAACGTTTTCAATTGTGTTGCCGTTATCGTAAGAAACAACATCATCAAAGTAATATTCGAGTTTGTAGTCAATCATTTGGTTACCTTATGCGTAGTCAACATGGTGCATTTCGTAATAGGCCTGAGCATCCTCTGGAGTTGATGCTTCCCATTCGCGGCAAATGGCAACTTCATAACCATTGTTGAAAACAGCCATCCAAGCGGCAGGGATTGTGCAATTAAGCACATGATTGAAATATTCGGATTTCAAATAAATTTCTGTGATTTTGATTTGTTTGCGCATTTTGATTTCTCCTAAATAGACCCCGAGAAGTTCAGGGCATGTGTGCATTGTATAGGGTTCTTAACAGTTATCAAGAGTTTTTTATCAGTTTTTATTAGGACTTTCCCTAATACGATGAGGCCGAAGCCCCATCTGTATCAAGCCAATAAAAGTGATTCTGCTTCTGACTTCAGTCGGTTACCATTGCCAAACCAAGCATTGTTCATGCGGGTATCTACGTTGTGTCCACGCTCATGGTCAATGTATTGAGTAACTGCATTTAGCAAACCCCATCGTGTGCCGTAAACCCCTTGCTCTGATGCACCAATCCCAGCACCATCAAAGAGTTCAAGAACCCTCTTGTAACCCCTCGACTCTTTTAGCTTTTCAGTCTGTGGGTCAAAGATCGCAGGGAATAATTCACTAACAAAACCCTTTGCGTATCCAGTTGAAACACCCATTCTGGCAAGTGATCTGTATTTGTCCATCATTCCATCAAAGCCGCCAACAATGATGCCGAGGCGGTCACGCATTAGGCTCGCATCAAAGTCTGTGCCATGGGTCAACATCACCCGACTTGGTGCGGCTTCAGTATCAGCCGCAGAGAGGGTGTTATTGCATACAACTCGAATGCTTGTGAATTGACCAATCGTTGCAGCCGAACCATCAAAAGAGGTGCTGAGAAGCAAATAACCTTTTACAGCATCATCATTCAGAACCACCGATTCTTTGTTCACATTTGCCAATGCCCAGATACGCTTGCCGCCTTTTATTGCCCCTGCCACTTCAAGAGTAAAACCAGCCGATTGCACAAGGGTGTTAAAGAAGTCCAAAACATCTGCGGGTTGGTGAACTTTGTATCGGTCTGAAACTACACCAAGTGGGGTCTTGGTGTCATTGCGGAAAATCACATTCTTGTTTTCCACTTGTTGCGGTGCAGCAAGACCCTCAGGCCAAAACATGACGGGAGAGACCTGAGCCTCCCAGTCAAGTCCAGCCTCTTTGCGCCAGACATCAATGGGTGCATCTTGGGTAAGTTGTTGACCAAGACCATGCCAAGGTGTTTTATTGGCATATGCAATTTCTGCTTTGCCTGTGATTGCGTTGTTTTCAATTAAATGAGCCATGATATTTCCTAAAAAAGACCCTTATGCGAAATTGCTAGGGCATGGTCAC